TCGTCTACTGTGATTACAGCCCACGCTGCTCCGTCATATCTGTACCTTTTATTTAAAGTAGCGTCGTATACTTCATCGCCTTCAACTGGTGTGTATTCCAGCCAAGCAACAGAATTATCACTCCACTCGTAAATCTTGTCTATAGTCCAATCCCCTGCAGTAGCAGTAGCGAGGTAGCGATCACCGTCAGTAGGAGACCCAGGCTGTGTTGCCAATTGGTCTATTACCTTTCCTTTATCGGTGGGTTGTTCTAAAGCCAGTAAGTTTAAAGCTCTTTCCAGAGTAACAGGTACTTCGTTGAATCTAGCAGTCCACTTAGCAGGTTGGATGGTGTTGTAATTTATTCCAGAAGCATCTAAGGCAGAGTTATTTTCAGTACCGTCCCTGTCTATGTCCATGATCTCTACGGCAGTTTCAAGAGAAATTTTTCTATTATTGACTGAATCTGCTAAGATTAAATAGATAGTGATGGGAGTTCTGTTTTTAGAAGATGTGTATGTAGCCAAGTTATCTGGTATCAAGTCGCTATCTACGGTAAATAGAACTTCTCCATTTGTGGCTGCGCCTTGGACAACTCCTGTGCCTATCTGAGTGGCTGTAATAGTCGTCCCTGTAGGTTTGATGAGTATCGTTGCAGAATCCATATCTGTAAGGTCGTAAGCGGATTGTGTCTGAGTTTCGATGTCATCCCATTTAAAACATTTAAGATACACTTCAAAAGAAGTCTGAGAGTATAGCCTGGAAGGAAACTCCGTTCCTTTTCCAGATATGCCTTTATTATTAAATATTAAAGCTGTAGTAGGGTCATCAAAGTTATGTCGAACAGTAAACCGTGGGTTTTGCATTAGGTGCCTCAGAAATCTTTTTTATTATTGTAGTGGTAGAGAAGTAGTATTGCTCTTATACTTCAGGCTCGATATAGAAGTTCAACTCAGGGAAATTAGAATCGAAGACTATATTAGCGTATCCTTCAGAAGCTATTTTTAAGTCTAGAGAGTTAGCGCCACTGAAGGAATTAACACCTCCTCCGTTAGGACATACACTACCATAAGTTATGCTTGCTTGAGGGTTTGGGGGAGGATGGTCCCCATATTGAATAAAGAGAGTTTCTCCTTTATCTGCATCACTAACAACTTCTGTATTTAATTCTGCGTGTTGGAAATAACCACCTCTAGCAGGGAGCGCATTATCAGACAGTGTTTCACTTGTACTACAGGGATACTCGTCTGGGTCATACCCTCCTGTACCTGTCCAGTATGGACATTCACTAGTATACACACTATTTCGAACCACCTCACATTTAATTGGAGAGTGTATGATATTCGACACACATTTCTTATCTTCCCACTTCCTAAATACAAAATCTATTCCAGTTCTGTTTAGGTATAGGTATGTTGCGTATGATGATATCCTTCGGTAGAAATTATTAGACCCTGCTCCCCACTGAAATGTTTGGTAATAAATACTAAAAGAGCGATTTGTACCTTCGAGAGTANNTAAAGNAGCATCGAACGCACTGTCTAATGATCCTTGTGCATCGACAGCAACACAGGTAGAGGAGTCTACCCAATCGTAATATCGTTTACTTGTTTTTGTTGGGTCTTATACCCATTATCGTCGTAGTTCCAAGAACGATACCCTGAAGTCTCTGGTCCTATATTACGTCTTCTGATTCCTTGTACCTTCGTGTACCTCATCAGACCATATAGAACATATAAGCCTTGGAAGAAATCAGCCCTCCATATATTAGCCATGTTATAATAAGGGCTATTACCTGGACCACCTGTTAAAGTCTGCACAAATGCTTCACTTGTAACTTCTTCCAGGTCGCTATTGTACAACCTAAAATCATCATGGTTTTCGTAAACACCTAAAGCATCTTCTGTATACCAGCCTAACTGCCATGCATTATAATATCTTTTACTAAATATTCTATTTTCTTAAAAAAGTTTTATTTCCAGGGTCTGCGTCACCATTCATTATAGTACCGTACTCAAATCTATAAGATTCGTCTGGTTCGTATTCAGGATTAACTGCGTAGAGTTTTCTTCCATAGCGTCTAAGAACGTATTAAGGATCGTAACCATAGATTGTCTACCTCCACTGGAAGGAGGGTCTTTTAATCCTTTAGTGACAAATCCTGTCTTTATTTCTTCTAAATTTATGTCTTCCCAAGATGCCATGATTATCCTAATAGAAATCCGTCCATAATCCAGCCTGCCCCACTTCTAGTGACAACGCCTTCGTAACCTACTGGTAGTGCATTTGCAGTTGCACCTGGGATTATGACTGTTTGTTCTGTGTATGCAGGTTCAGGAGACAATGCACTGTAAATATCTGCTGTGTATGTTCCATGGTCTGTTACTGCTGTGATCTTCGCATATGCACTTGACATCTGAACTGAAGGTAGGTAATAGACTGTTTCAGATTCTCCCTCTATTTCTTCTGTTGCTGACTCTGCATAATCCCCATAACCTACAGGAAAATCAATCGAGTAAATATCTGCTACTTTGATTATCGCACCTTCTGTAGACACCTCTCCATTAGGACTAGTTTTGACATTACCTAAATATTCTCCAGTTCCTGTTTTAGAAGTTATTTCTACCCAAGGTCTAGGAGCACCACCTACGCTAAATACCCAAACAATAGAACTGTCTGAAGAGACAATAGGATAAGCCATATAAGCTTTTTTCTTTTCTCCGTCTCTTGTCAGTCCTGCTGTTCCAGATACTTCTAAACCGAGGAGTTCATCAGTTTGATCTGTAGGGTCCCACTTATGGTCCTTCGCATCGTCTGCGTCCATGTTGCGATTCACGAAGTCTATATTGTAGTACCCATTCTTATCATCGTGTTCACTGACAATCCTAATTAACTGTTGTTGGACTTGTTTAAGGTTACGAGATTGAGGTCCTTTGGACGTTCCTGACCTTCCTAGCGTTCCTGTAGTACCCGAGCTTTTTCCTAACTTAGCGATGATTTTTGCAGCAGTCTCGCTCTTGAGTATGGTTATATCTCTTTTAGCCATTATAGACCTTCATTGAGTTTTAATCCTGAGAAACTTTTCTCGTCATAAGTTGCCATTACTAATACTGTCTGGGCACCTGAGCCGTTGGCTACTGATAGTTCTGAGGATCTTAAAACACCTTGTTCTGTTCTTCCACTTGTTAGAGCAGGAGCTACTACATCTCCTTTTGTGTCAAATATCGCAGCACCTTCTCCGTTAAGAGCGACATTTTCAGTTATTATATTTCCTGTTGCTTTATCGGTTAAAGGTAGATACCTGTCTTCCTGTGTTCCATTTACTGTGACTTGTTGTTTGGCCATAATACCTTCGTCTACCACATACTCAAACCACTTGAACTTATTATAAGAAAGTACAATATTTTCTATCTGGTACACCGTCAATGTAACATTCCCTGTGTTAGGGTCAGTTTCTTTGAAGTTCAACCTCTCCACGTCAAAAGCTTGTACTAGGAGCGTATGTTTGGGGTATCCTGTACCGTCGATGGTTACATCTGCATCATTGATAGTCTGGAAATATTCCGAACTCAGATCGAAAGAATTTCTACTAGATCTCAGAGGTTTTCTTGTGAGATTGATATTGGTAATAGGTACAGGTACTTCAGTTACAATCATACCCCCATTCGAGTACTTCCAAGGCTGTCCTGCCTTATCTAATCCTCGTGACGCTACCATCATAATATCACCTGTTTGGGACATAGCAGTAAGATCGTTCCAAGGGTAGTCAGGACCTACATTATTGTTGTCATCACTATTACCAGATTCTTCTGGAGGAGCATATGAAACTGTAACTTTGTAAGTGTTATGGTCTTTTCCGTCGTGGCTGACTCTTATCTTATCGACATAAGTCATCTTAGGGTTGTTAGCTAACTGCCTGAACCTGTTAGGTTGATTCAGTTGAGGAATTCGAGCATTGTCAGGTCCATACGCTTCGATAATTGTTTCTATATTCTCATCTGCGTCCGCTTCTACTGAATAATTTTCAACCAGACGACCATCCTCGTCTGTATTTGCTTTAGTGAAGTCAATTCTTGTAAGTGCCATTATGTAAAACTCGTATTGAAAGAGGTTAAGGTTTCTGCAATTGATTCTGTAGAGTTAGCTGTTTGTTCTGCCAGACTCTTCAGAACGTTAAATCTCTGATCTTCTCTTCTTTGTTGTTTTTTAAGGGCTGCGTCAACTGATCTTGCTTTCGTAGCTGTACCCACAGCAGAAGAACGTCTCTCTACTTGTGTAGGTTCTTTAAGTGTTTTGAGTCTCTGTTCTGCTGCTAATTGTTGTCTGGCTTTTTGTTCTGCCTCTCCTGAGAAGAATCCTTGCTCTTTAAATGTCTGAAAAAGATTATTAAGTCTTATAAGTCTTTCTGTCTCTTTACCTGTACTTGTTTCTCTAATAAGAATCTCTTTCTTTATGGCTTTTATATTCTTATTAAAAGCTTCTCTTTGAGGAGTTATAGCATTATTGTAAAGCTCGTTGAAAGCATTTTTAGTTTTATCTACGGCAGTACTTAAACCAGAGAGGAGGTCTTTAGCTCTACTGAAAAGACTAGGAGTAAATAAATTTTCTATTTCTTTTCTAGTTTCTTTTTGTTTAGTTAGCTTAAGAGCTTCTTGTGTGGTCTTGGACGAGTTTATTGATTTTACAATAGTATCGACCATAGCTTGGTTTATAGTTAAACCTAATCTACTTGCTTCTTGTTTAAACTCCGTGACAGCTTGATTAACATTGAAGGTTCCTGCTACGTTCTGTCTTCTTGCAGCGTTAAAGGCAATAGTCTGGGCTTGTGCTAAGTTCCCTCGTTGGGTCCATCTTGTAGCTTCCTTGTTTCTTTGATTAATCTCTGAGATCCACGAAGCAAAAATTGGTAATGCAGCAATAACAAGATTTAAAGGTGAAACAAGCCCTAGTAGTGAAGATCCTACACTCTTAGTGGCTGTGGCTAAAGTACCTCCAAGTGATTTAAGACCCATACCTACTCTGCTTGATGCTATCTTACTTGCTAGGGATTTTTTAACAGTTTCCGTTGCAACTATAAAAGTTTTTTCAAAAGACTTAGCTAATTTATCTTGTCCAAATTGACCAGAAAGTGCTTGACTTGGGGATATTAAAGAATCTGGTCCTAGTTGTGCTTTACGAGACCTTGGTCTGGAGAAGAGTCTACTTTTGAAGGTCTCTTCTCTCTCTGCGTAGAACTTCCGAAGAACTAAAGCCTGCACGAGCACCTAAGATTCCTCGAACCGAACCTAAATTACTGTCGTTTATACCTCCTTGTCCCACGGAGTTAAGGAAATTTCTATTAGATCTCGTAGCACTGAAAGCTTGTGTAACTGGTTGTGTAGAGACTGCCGAAGCAATAGCCCCCTTCAAACCACCTCCTCTACCTCCAAGGGCCAATGCTCCTACAGCCACTAGTGCCTCTGTAGGAATAGCACTCAAAGTTTTAGATATAGATATCAATGCTTTAGCAGCAATTTGTAGCCCTTCGCCTAGTGTCTGTCCCCACTCGCCTATTTTGTTCAAACGCTCTTGGTCTGAGAGAAATTCTCGAACTTTTTTCAAGACATTGGCTATTGCATCTGAAAGGGATCTCCCTTTTTCTCCGCCTTCTGCAAAAGCCAATTTGACTTTATCTAGGATATCTATTGTCCTGCTAAATTCTGCGTTCAGGAGTTTAGCACCTTCTACTGCAGCTCCACCAAACTCGTCCCTAACAGCCTTAGCAAAAGGGAGGATGAAGTCACTGGAGAGTAACTCTCCTCCCTTCAACATACCGTCCAGCTCTTGGACTGTGACTCCTGCAGCTTTAGCAGCTAACTGGAAACTACCAGGTAGCGCCTCACCGAGCTGTTGTCTAAGTTCTTCTGCGGAGACCTTACCTTTCGACAAAATCTGCTCAATTGCAGTGAAAACTCGGATGGATTGTTCACGTGAAGCACCGAAGCCTGTGAGAGCCTCAGAGAAGCTCGTGAAGATCTCTCTTGTGTTCTCAGTGGTTAGTCCTAAAAGTCTTCCAGCAGCAGCAAGACGAGTGTAGCTCTGTGCCAGAGGACGAAGTTGTATACCTAGTCTCTCGGCTTCTCCAGAAAGGAAATTAAGTTCTTCTCCTGCTGCTTTAGAGGAACCTGTGACAGCTTTTAAAACATTTCTTATCCTGTCAAATTCTATTTTAACTGAGATCGCTTCTTTTGCGACCCCGGATAGAGAAACTACTCCCAAGCCAGCAACAAGACCTCCTGCGAGTCCTTTAACAGACGCAGAAAGAGATCTCATACTCTTGTCGGTTGTTTTAAGTGCGTTGTTGACTCCGAAGACCTTCTTCTGAGCCATTGTAGAATTTCTAGCCACACGGCCAAAAGCTTTTGAAGCTTGGTCACGAGCTGAAATCAAGATAGTTGTTTTATTTGCTGCCACGAGAAACCTCTTCTAAATATATCTGTTCCAAAACTTTGACTCTTTTTAGCATGTCGTCATTCCACTCGAAACCTGAAAGAAGAACAATTTCCCTAACTGCTAAAATATCAAAACCTTCTGGACCATTCATAGAACTTTTTAGACAACTAGTGACTCTATCCCAAATCTCAAAAATATCGAAATTTCTGGCTGTCGGTAGAGGAGGGTGTGATTTACACTCTTCCCACGTCTTGCAGGTCCACCTGTTCGTGTTCTTAGCCTCTTTCGCCTTTTTACATAATTTACATAAACCCTTTTGATGTTTAGGGTTCATGTGCCAGCGAAAGAGGTCCTTTAATTTTTTTCGTCTTCCTCACTCACAGAATAAGTAAGTCTGATAATTTCCGCAGCGGCTTCTTGTTCTTCATCAAAAGATTTATACTCTTTGTCTGGAGTAACTATCTCTAGGAGTTTCCACATGAACTCCTCTTGCTTATCTGCTGGGTAGTTCATCGGAGTGTATCCACACTCTTTAAAAATTTCTTTTCTTTCTTTCGGTGTAAGTGCTCTTAACATGTTTTTCCTTTTCTTTAAACATCTCAACAAGATAACTTTTTAGGTTAAGTATTGCTACCTTAAACCAAAAAGCCCTCCGAAGAGGGCCAACAGGGAAGAAAGGAAGGAAAAACCCTGTTTAGAGTTCGTAACTTGCTACGTCATTAGTTAGAACGATCTCGATGGCTGAGTCGCCTGCGTCGTCGTCAAAGAAAGCCTGGTAGTCAAGATTTAAACTAACACCTTGGTTACCTTCGATCTGAGGGTCATTAAGACCGTACTCAACTTCAGGTAGATCAATAACTAGAGAATCTGAACCTCTAGTCATTGTTACTTTGATCGAGGACTCTGTACCGTTCTTGGCTTTGTCGTAGATAGTTTGATTATCATACAAAAGAGTACCTGAACCAGATAGTTCCATCTTTCCTTCAGGTAAGGCACCTCTAGTACCACCGTTACCTATTGTGAAAACTTCTGTATCGAGTCCGTTGTTCCAGTCCATTGAAAGTTCCGTAAACTCACCATTAGCGGAACCGCCTTCATCGATAGCTGCGTCAAACTGTCTGAACTGTTCGTAAGAAAGTACAGTAGGAGATGCGTCTATAGTAGCGGCTGAATCTGCACCCGCAGAACCTACAAGTTCGATGTCAGCAACAAAGTTCCCCACTCACCTCCGAAAGAGATAGACATACTTGAGATTTTAACTCCGTTGTACGTGTAGTAACGAGGAACGTCAGTCATCTGCTTTTCGATTACCATAGAAGGTATACAATTAGTAGAGTCTATTGTGTACGTGTGTACGTAAGGACCTGCACCCGATGTAACAGGAAATCCAAAACAAGCTGACAGCCCAAATACCTAGAGATCTTTTGTCTACAGGAACCTGAATAGATCCTTGGACATCTTGGTTACCTTGAAACGGTCTGGAAGGATCTCTTCTTCCATTAATTACGTCTGAAGTGTTCTGTGCTCTTGAACCAGATAATGATTCACTTAGGAAAGGGACTTGGAAGGCGGTAACTGCACCTGGAGTTACACCATAAGTGTCTTCAAAATCCACTAGGATGGCAGCTTTACCGCCTCGTTGTTGGCCTGCGCATGATGGCATTTTAGTTTTCCTCGTTTGTTATTAGTATACTTATATCTTAATTTTTTCTAATTGCTTTGTTTAGAAGCATATAAGTCGTTTAAATTACTTATGTCGTATCGGTAGGTACTGATTTTGGAGTAGCCATGTTTTTTTACCTCGATATTTTTTCTTATGTTTTATTGTTTTGGTTATAATCCAAGAACAGCCCCAATAGGTTTAGGGATATTAAATCTCAATACCATGACTGCTGTGTAAAGAGGGTATTGTGTATCGTCAAGGACAATTCTCATCTCATCTACGTTAGCATTACAAGATATATTTTGCCTTATTTCGTCATAAATTAAATTAGATAATTCTTCTACTCTTTTTTCGCCTAAAGTCTCTACTACTGAGGAATTTCCTANTGTATCTGTCGTCTCAGTTGTGTCGTTGACTGCAACATCGAAACCTAGTTGGTATGTCCAAACGTTCGTAGCCTCTCCAGCATTCATGTCGTCTTTCAGGATAGCCACGTAGGGAGCGTCTGACTCCTCGGGTAATTTGTACTGATCTAACGATTTAAAAATCATGATAGACTTTGTATAGTTATTTTGGCAAAAATCGTTGATCGGAGTTGAATTACCTATCAAGGTAACGCACTCATCTACGAGTTCATCTAAAGTTATAAAATCTACAGCCATTATGCTGATCTCCTTCCTTTTCTTATATTTCCGGCTCTGGTTCTTACTCCGAGGGCTACTTCAACTGCTTCTCTCTGGTTCTGGTCAGGAGCAGTCACGTCTTTCAAAATTGCTGTGTATGATTCTTTATCCAGTAGATCTAAATTTCTTAAAACCCTTTTCTCGAAGATAGGCATTATCTTACTTTTCCACTTGTTGAAAACAGGGTCGATGACTTCTCTTCTAGGTGCTTTAAAGGAAGAACCTATAGGTTTGGCCGCCATCTTGTACAATATTTCTCTGTTTTTTCCTCTGGACTTAGCTGCTGCGGCAAATAAGAACTTCTGCATCGCTCTTGTTACTACTCTACCGTCCATCTTTCCTGCTTGGAAACGAGGTCCTGTAGTATTTCGAGCGTCGTTGCTTGCCCATCCGACGAGGTATTCAAAAGGATCTCCTCTCAAGGTGTCGTACTTAACTGCTCGTGCAAGTCCTCTCCCTCCTGAATTCAAATCGCCTGCAAATTTCTTCTTTCGAGTTCCTGTTCTTCCTTTGTGGAATTTATCGAGAGTTCTTGAACTTGTAATAGGGTTTAAAGGCTTTCCGTGAGAGTCATTTGCGAAGTATCTTTTTGTCGTGTTGTGTACCAGGTAAGATACGTGACGTAATGCACGGGATGTGATACTAGGGAAATTTTTGGCAGCGATGGTGTAAAAGCTGGTCACATCATCAATAATAAAAACGCCCGAAGAGTCGCCTCTCCGAGCTTTCTCGAAAGCACCTATACCGAAGGATTTCCGTCTTTTAGCCATTTTTTCTTCTTCCTCTTTCTCTGGTCTTAGCTTTGCAACGCCATGTCCCTACTCTAGTTCTGTCTGCAGCAACGAGATCATATACATCACCTCCCTCAAGTATTTGAGAATGTATGGGCGGACGTCCTGCGACTTCAGAAACTTTAAGTAGGATGGTAGCCCAGCGGGCTTCATTACCTCGCATATTTTTTGTCAGGCCTTTGCCTGACTCTTGACCAGGGTCGTAGTTTTCAGATATGATGGCTTGGACGTTAATACCTACGTCAGCACTATCGGTCTTGTAAACAACAGGGACATCAAATGAACCATTAAATATTTGATCGGCTAGATCCGGCATTGTGTCCCCGTTGCGTTAATTAGTTGTGTAGACGAACTGGAATAACAGCTACTGTAGAACTTGCTGCAAGAGCAGTTCCTACGATGTCGCCTGTGTTTACGTCGTCGATAGCAGAACCATCAGTAGTGTACACGTAACTCACCAACAACTACGTTAGTTCCTGTTGCGTCAACAGAAAGATTAAATACACCTTCCATGAAACAAACAGCGTCGTTGCTTGCGTCTGCGTCAGACTCAAGAACTGCGTTTAATTTACCGACTTGAACATACGTACCGCCAGTAAGCGCACTGCCTACAGGTAGGTTGATCTTCTTGCCGTCTTGTACTAGATTTTTACTCATTGTTTTTTATCCTTAGCTAAACATAAATTGAGTTAGGAAGCCCTCTGAAGAGGGCTAAATTGGTTAGTCTCCAGCGTTACGGAACATTCCCTTCCAGTTCTGTGCCCAAGCAACAGCTTCGATACGAACTTTCCAGTCAGCAGAATCCGTCTTGAAAGCGTCTTTACGCTCAAGGTAAGGAGCCTTCTGGCCGTTGAGGAATGCCAACTGAACCGTGTTAGCGGTTAGCTGCCAAGTACCACTGTGTAGCACTGTCGTCATCAAGACGAGTTTCGTATACACGCTGAACTTGGTTGTAGTAGATGTTCGGACGAGTTGCATCAGTTGAACCGTCTGCCCATACTTTAGCCTGGAAGAACTCTTCAGTTGTACCTTGGATAGCAGCAGGAGCTAGAAGGTAAGAAGGCTTGATATTCAAGCGACGTTTACCTTTGATGTCCTTCTGATAAGCCATAAGCTTAAGAGCTTCAGCCATTGTAGTTGCGTTAGGTAGTCCTGCTGTGCCTAAATTGCCGTGACCTGCAGCAAATAGTGCAGTGCCGTCGCCCATAACTGCATTAGCAATTAGAACGTTGTAACAAAGATCACCTAGTTTACGGTTAGCAGCTTCGCCTAAAGCACTAGCACTGTCAGCAAGCTGACTTAGGTCGTCATTAATAAGCATTTCACGAGTGAAAGAGATCAACTTACCGTACTTAGCAAGTTTGAAAGTCTCTGACTGTTCGCCACGATCGCCATACTTGTACTCTTCGCCTTCTTTGACTTCTTCAAGATCGTCAAACTCACCAGCACGTGCTTTAGTCTGAAGCTTGTAGTCAGAAACAGAACCGTTGGTGTCAACCCAAGTGTTATAAGTTTCATCAGCCCTTTCCCAACCCTGCATAACAGCTTTGTTAGCAACGTTAGAAGTAAGAATAGGGAAGTCAGAAGTAGCAAGTGAACGCTGGAAGACTTCTTCCATAGAACCTGTAGACTTCTGGCCACGTACGTCAAGAGACTTACGAGCGATTTCACCAAGTGAATAACCAGCGAATTCGCGAGCCATTTCTTGTCTTTCTTCACTATCTGTATCAAGCATACCTGCTTTCAGGAGGATAGCATCTCCAGCAACACTGCGGAACTTATCAACAGCATCTTCTGTAATTACAACGGGAGCACTCACGGGAACCTCTTTAGTTTTTTCTACGACGGCAGCCAGAGCACGCTTGCGGAAACTATCCACAGACTCTTCTTTTACCTGACTGATAAATTCTTGATCAAGTCCACACTCACGTGCGATACCTGTAATGTCAGCTACACGAGTTCTTTCGGTTTCGATAGCTTCTCTTTGGATAGCTTCAGCATCGACCTGTACAGCACGCTCTACAGGAGCTTCTACTACGTTCTCTGCCTTAGCTTCTTTGTTTTCTTCAGACATGCGTTTTGTTTCCTCTACTTCTGTCTTTTTTGTTGAAGGCTGCTCAAACTGGGCAGCTCTGTTCTTCGCATTAGGATCTGCGCCTACAGCTACGGCAGAGACTTCGATCATGCGACTTTTCGTGATTACTTTAATTGGGCCTGTATACTCTCTTCCTTGGAAGGTAGCTGTCTCATTTTCGTCCAAACGAGTAGCTTCCAGAATAGCAGCACCAATTGAATTATCTGTTAAATGTCCTCCTAAAGCGAGTCTGTACGCTCTGTCTGACTTTTTCGTCATCAGCGTAGTACACTCTACCTACCAGGCTATTACCATCTACACGTATTTCTC